TTTTCTAGAGAAACAGAAGAACCTTTACTTCCGTCTCTCATTATCTGATGACCCAGAAGCACTTGAAATGAAAGAAAGAATTCAAGATGCTGCCAAATTTCTGGGATTTGATGGAAATAACATTAACCAATTATTTGCAGAGATGGAAAATTCTCTGGAACGCCTAGATAAAATCGCAGATATGTAAGATGTCTTACCACTACAAAATCACCTCCTCATACTGTTACCATAATGGTGAGATTGTAGATATGTATTTCATCAATGGAATTCCTTTTACATTTGATGACATTCCTCTCATTATGCAGGAAGATCCATACATTCAAGTAGAAGCTCAAAATAATTACGAATATACCTCTGAAGACATGTATCGTTGGTCAAATTATTTGGTTGATGAAATGTGTCATCCTTTGTTATTTGAACTTCAAATAGAAAACCCAGAAGAAATGCCCAAAGATTGAACCAAAATCGGGCTTGACATCCCTTCCTACCCCGTGTAAGATAAAGTCGTCCCAAAGGCCAAATACACTCAATACGGAGAATACAAATGTCTTTTGCTGATCTCAAGAAACAGTCCCGTGCTGGTTCACTGACTGAAAAACTGATCAAACAAGTCGAAAAACTGAATAGTGGAGAAGGTGGTGCTGATGATCGTTTCTGGAAACCTGAAGTAGACAAAGCCGGAAATGGTTACGCAGTCATCCGATTCCTCCCTGCACCCGAAGGATGTGAACTTCCTTGGGCCCAAGTTTGGAGTCATGCATTCCAAGGTCCTGGTGGTTGGTACATCGAAAACTCTCTGACGACTCTGGGACAGAAAGATCCTGTGTCCGAACACAACCGTGTTCTGTGGAACTCTGGATCTGATCGTGATAAGGAGATTGCTCGGAAACAGAAACGCAAACTCTCCTACTACGCCAACATCTATGTGGTGAGTGATCCTGCACACCCCGAGAATGAGGGTCGTGTGTTCCTCTATAAGTTCGGTAAGAAGATCTATGATAAGATTACCGAAGCGATGCAACCGCAGTTTGCAGATGAAGAAGCCGTCAATCCTTTTGACTTCTGGACTGGTGCTAACTTCAAACTGAAGATTCGTAAGGTTGAAGGTTACTGGAACTACGATAAGTCTGAGTTTGAGAAACCTTCTGCTCTTCTGGATGATGATGACAAACTGGAACGCATCTACAAGAACCTGAACGATCTCAATGAGTTCGCTGCTACATCAAACTTCAAGTCCTATGAGGAACTGAAGAAGCGTCTGGATTATGTCCTGGGTGCAAAAGCCCCCGCACGACAGGATCCTGAGACTGTTGAAGAGGATGAACAGTGGGAAGCAGAACGCCGTGGTGAGTCTGCTCCGAAGCGTTCTACTCCTTCTTTTGAGATTGCTCGTCCTGCAGTTCAGGAAGAAGATGATGAAGATGCAGATGATGCTCTGAGTTACTTCCAGAAACTGGCTGAGTCCTGATAAAGTAAAAGGAGGGATAAAACCCTCCTTTTTTTATATACCCATTACTTTTTCGTTATAAGTTTTTTTCAATTTACCATCAATAAAATTAGGTCCATCTTCATTATAAGTCATAATATTTCTAAGATCTGTTATTATTACAGATAAGAATGCAGGTTTAACAATAAAAAGTTTGCGTTTTTCTTCATTTAGTTTGTTTTCATATTCATAATTTGTAATTGGTCTTGATAAAACAGATCCTGGAATTTTTACAATAGAATTAGTATTGGGATCAAAATATTGAAATTCTTCAGTAATTTTTTCTTGCCATACAGATCCAGTCCATCTCCAAGTCTTCAAATTCTGTGAGTAAGTTTCATTAACTTCAACATTTAATATTTCATCTGGTGCGTCCAATGTAATCGTTGGACTGTTCACATAATTCAATCCTCCATCGTATATGGTATATGTCGATATTCCTGTTCCCGAAAGTTCAACTGCAATAACAGCTTGTCTTGATATAGGAGCATCTGCAATCGTTATGTTTGGTGCAGTTGTATAACCAAATCCAGAGTTTGTTATTGTAATACTCGTAACAATACCACTAGATAAGTTTGCTGTTCCTGTGGCTGTTACTGCTGGATATGGAAAACCTATGGTTACTGTTGGGGCTTCGGTATAAGCAACTCCTGTTTGAGTAATAATAATATTACTTACCGATCCTCCAGAAACTTGAGTTATTCCTTGTGCAGTAGAAGTTATTTTATATTCAAAAATTCTATCGAGTGGGCCTCCTGCAACAACAAATTTTTCTTTATCAGATTTCACAAAAATGTCTGATGGAGATGTAAGTCTATCGCCAACGAAGAAAGTGTATGAGAGTACTGCGGTATCTATTTGCCAAGCATCTAAATTAAATTCGTATATACTCGAACTACCTTCACTTGTAGCAAATAACTTTGTTCCAGTCGAATTAAAACTAAATCCCAGAATATCATTATCACCAGAGGGTGTTGTGATATTTAATGTGCGAACTGCAGATCCACTTCTTGTAAGAAGATTCCACGCACCACTAAGAGTATATTCTCTAATTAAATCTGGATTTGAAAAATCTAAAATGAATACTGAAGTTCCATCTGATTTAAATCGTATTCCTCCTGGGGCATTTATTGTAATTTGATTTAATTTTGAAGCTGTAGAAAGATCCCATGCGGTAGATAGTTCATATGTAACAATTTTATAGTCTGCTGACTGACCTCCAGTTACATACATTAAAGTTCCATCTGGTTTGAATTCAATTCCAGTTGTATAAGTAAAATCAGCACTTACATCTTTTTGAGCAGCTAAAGAAACAGTTGATACTTTCCAACTTTCACTTAAATTATATTGTTTGATTTGATTTGCACCAGTAAAACTTGCTGTGTATAATCTTATTCCATCATCTCTAAAATAAAATCCTTCAATATCATTTCCAACTGCACTACTCGACTGATTATTATAAGTACCATAAACAACTCTAGGTGAATCTGAAAATGTTACTGTTGGAGCAGTTAATCCATAACCAATTCCACCCACCAAATTAGTTATTGTGGTAACTCTATCGATATTAATTCCATCACCTAATTCACAATCAGCAGTTGCTTGAATAGATGGCGTTGGAGATGAAAATGTTACTAAAGGATTAACATTATATCCTTGACCACCATTTATAGTTGTAATGCCAGATACTCTGAACTGTGAAATTGTACATGCTGCAGAAGCATTAGATGTAACTGGAGGTGCAGATACATTAACAGTTGGAGTTATTTTATATCCTAATCCCGGATTTACTATGTTAACGGAAGTAATTGTATATCCAGCCCCAACAACTGGAGTCAATACTGCTTGAGTTCCGGGGATATAAATGGGAGGAAGAGTTATTCCTGGGGGAAGTTCATCTATATTTTCATATTCAGGGGAATTGTAAAATATTTCGTCAACTATAAGATTGCCAGGAAAAACTTCTCTTCCAAATGAATCAGTATATGAAATTGTTTCGTAATGGTGGATATCATTATAAGCATCTTCGGATCCATACTTCTCTAACATATATTTGTTAAAAGAATCCAAATTTAGAGGCCATTGATCTTGTACATTAATAATATTATTACATGTCAAAATAACCCAATCTAGTTCTGGATCTCCATAAAGTCTTTCTGCAATTTGTTCAGGTCTTTCATCTTGTGTGATGATATAATATTCAAATGCAGATACTACAGAACCAATGTCCTCTCTAATTTTAGCTCTCTTAAAGAAGTTTTTAACAATAGAAGTTTCATCATTTGAAACTAAATTCTTTGTTCTGTTTAATATTTGTAAATTTGGTAGTTCTCTAAAGTATGCCATCTTAGTACCCCACTGAGTTATTACTTATTGGAGATAGATCAGTTCTTCCTTCCATAATCAAAGAATTACCATTCGCATCAAATCCTTGATAATCAGTATCGTAGATTGGCTCCAATTCGTCAAAAGACATACTGATAATAGTTGAAACTGGTTGACCCCTATCATAAGCCGCCCATAACCCATCTGGAGTGTAATTACAACTAAATGAAGTCAATGCACAAGTTTTAAATTTATTTACAGCATCAATAGGTTTATTTGCACTTCTGTATTCTAATTTAAAAACATTTGGAGTACCTAAAAAGAATGATGCTGCACCAGCTTTTCCTCTCATCTTTTTGGCTGCCATTCCTTGTTTAAAAAATCTAATAATTCTTCTAATCGTTTTTGCTTCTTCTGCACTTCTTGGTGATAATCTATAAGTAAAATTAAATTTTCTTAAGGTTGGTGACTGAAATAATAATTCAAGATTTGAGTTAGGGACAATTCCAGCACCCCTTGCAAGAATTGATTCTGCTTCCACACCCAAACCTTGGAATTTTAGTATTTTTGATATTCCTTCAGTACCCAATAATGCTGTTAATTCTGGTCCAGCAGCTCCATTTCTAATTAATTCTAATAAATTTCCCCCTAACATAGCTTTTCCTGCTAGATTTTCAGCTCCAGGAAGAAGCATACCAGCAGCAGCCCCAGCTAAGGCCTGTGCTCCTCCTTTTGCTATTTTATCTGATGTCTGTGCAGCAAGTGCGGCAGAAAGATTACCCATTGCATCATCACCCCAGACAACGCTGTTATTATCAGAAATACTATTAGGCATAGGTAAGAATACAGTTCCGAGAGTGGATTCTAAAGGGCCTATAGGAGAACCTTGTTGAAGTCCATTTAATAAAGTTGAAACTGCACCTGCTGTTCCTCCAAATATTGCTGATGCTTTTGTTGGTATATAACGAAATTGGGAAATAACAAAAGTATCTTGTTGATTTGTCATCAAATCCAGAGGATATTTCATTGTTCCACCAAATACCTCTCTTTCATTACCTACACCAAAATTATTTCCATTTACTGCTAGATTTTTATAAAATTCCTCAGTGTTTAATAGAAATGCTGCAGTATTCTCAATTCCATTTGCAGCAGTTCTTCCAGAAGTTCCAGATACAGCTTGTTGAGGGGTGACTGATGTTTGTCCTGGTTGGCCTGTCGTAAAGTTTTGGGAAGCCCATTGTCCTAATTTTGCTCCAGAATTTACTCCACCAATACTATTATAAGCTGCTTGAACCGATGCGATTGTTTGTTGATGAAGTTGAGTTTGCTCACCACTACTAAATCCTAACTGTGATGCTGAAGAATTCCATCTTCCATCTTGATAAATGGGTTTTGTTCCTGGAGGTGCATTTTGTTGAATGATTTGAGCACCACCAGTGTTTGGATCGTATTGTAAATTATACGCTACTCCATTTTTTGTAGTTAATGGTGTTTTAATGTTTGAATATGACACTTAGGGTTTACTCCAGGCCTTATGGTTGGGAAAGGGTTGACCTCTCATATCAACAAATTTCTCAGTTGGTAATAATGCAACGGAGGGCCAATCTTTTTCGGGAACTCTTAAAAATCCTCCACCAACTCCAGAAAAAAAGTAACGATGAATAGTATTACGAGGTACACCTACGGTACTGCCACTATTTATTAGGCCTTTTGCAATTCCTTCACGATATTGTCTTCCAACATAATGAAGATTAATTCCTATGAAATAATTTTGATTATAATTAACTTCTGTAATATACGCGAGTGGTTGTCTATCAAAAAATGATAATTTGGGAGTATTTGCACCATAAATGAAGAAATACATTCTTCCAACTTCAATTCCCCCAGTATCTTGAAGATTAATATCAAATTGATCAAGTTCTCCTAAGTATTGTCTGAGTTGACCTGAGAACCAATCTCCACTTTTGTTTTTCCTTCCTGCTTGTTTTAGAAGATCATATCCAAAACCTTTACCATCAATATAAGGTTCATCTCTCCAAGTCATATTCCTAAGTCCTCCTCAGTCATGATTCGGAATTCATAATTACGATCTGCACAATATTCTCTTGCTGCTTTCCACTTTGCTTGATTCTTAACCCAAGTTTGTACTTTATATGCCCATGCCTTTGTTCGTCTTTTAGGATTTTGTTCTGGCATCTCTACTTCTTTTTTGGGTTTGATTTCTATAACAACAGTTCGTGTATTTCCGTTCTTATCCTTATACTTCACAAAGAAATCTGGAAAGTATCTATGAACTTTATTGTCTAAAGGATTTTTATAAGGAATCCAGAATTCTTCTGACTGCCACTGGTTTACATTCTCATTTAGATCACAATACCTCATAAATTTTCTCTCCCACAAAGAACGATAAACGATATTTGTGGGATCGCCTCTGTATTTTTTGGGGTTTTCTGGACTGTATTTTCCCTTATAGCTCATATACATACTATAGACCTTAAAAAATATTTATAGATGGCTGAACCATTTAGGCCTGATTATCCTGCAAATCAATATAGAGTAGATCCAATCTATGCAAGGATGACTCTGCCTAGAAATACAAATGATGATCGGTCTGCTCTTCCTAGTGTAAGAGAATTATTTGGTGAGTTATCTGTTACAAGTCAATTTAAAGTTAGTCTATTTCTTGGAGATACTTATCCTGATAAAAATGCCGACTCAGATATAAATGCTTGGTTAATTACTTCAGGAGTTTTGGGAGGACTTTTACCAAATAGTGGATCATATTTGAGTGGACTTCGTTATGAATTCATGTGTAATGAAACCGCTCTTCCAGGAGTGTCTTTATCAATGGCAGAAGAAACTGGAAGTAGACAAGGTATTGTAGAAAGATTTCCTGTCAGAAGAGATTTTCCAGAAATTACTATGACATTTTATGTGGATGCAGAATATGGAATTATTCGTCTATTTGAAGAATGGATGAATTTTATTAATCCTTTATACAATACTAAGGGTAGATTAGGAAGAGCAAATCCTAGAGGTGGTGTTGGCCAATTCGGAGAGGATCAATTTTTTAGATTTAGATATCCAAACACATATAAAAGAGATATAGCGATTACAAAATTTGAAAGAGATGTATTTGTGAATCCAAATACCAGAGATGTAACAAGAACTCCTTCTATGTTGACCTATAAATTTATTAATGCATTTCCCACAAATTTGACTGCATTACCTGTAACTTATGAAGGTAGTACGATTACAAAAACAACCGTAAGTTTTAACTATGATCGATATGTAATATTAAATCATTTTGGCACAGGTTCAAATCAATATATAAATGAACCTGTAAGTGAAGATGGTCAAACAATTTCTCTTGCAACTCCTACCGTTTCTTGGACGGGAAATAATACAAATACTGCTTTTGCAAATCCAACATTTGGAGTTAACTCAGGAATTGATGTTTCTCCCGAATTTAAACCGTTCTAAATAAATTTAACTGATTACATAATTGATATGCCATTACCAAAAATTGCGACTCCAACTTATGAACTTGAGTTACCATCTACAGGAAAAACAATAAAGTACAGACCATTTTTAGTTAAAGAAGAGAAAGTTTTAATTTTAGCTTTAGAAAGTCAAGATGTAAAACAAATCACTCTTGCTATTAAATCTGTTCTAAAAGATTGCATTCTCACAAAAGGAATTAAAGTAGAAGAATTGCCTTCTTTTGATATTGAATATATTTTCCTAAATGTTCGTGGAAAATCAGTAGGTGAAGCTATTGATCTTGTAGTAACTTGTTCCGATGACGGAACTACGGAAGTTCCCGTAAAAGTTTATGTAGATGAAGTTAAGGTACAAAAAGATCCAGATCACACGACAGAAATTAGAGTTGATGATCACATTGTAATTAAAATGAAGTATCCATCTTTGGATCAATTTATCAAGAACAATTTTGATTTTACGACTCAAGAATCTGTATCAACTATTGAAAAGTCATTTGATATTATTTCTTCTTGTATTGAATCAATCTTTACTGAAGAAGAAGCTTGGGCTGCTGCAGATGTAACTAAGAAGGAATTGATTGAGTTTATTGAAAGTATGAATGCTGATCAATTTAAAAAGATTGAAAAATTCTTTGAGACAATGCCCAAACTGTCTCACACTTTTACGGTCGTAAACCCAAATACCAAAGTTGAGAACGAAGTAACTCTGGAGGGTCTTACAAGTTTTTTCGGCTAATTATGGCTCATATTGATCTTGAGTCATATTTCCGTATTAACTTCGCTCTCATGCAGTTCCATAAATACTCTTTGACTGAGATCGAAAACATGATGCCTTGGGAAAGAGACATTTATCTCACCCTGTTGAAGATTCATATAGAAGAAGAAAACCTAAAGGCACAACAGGCAGCAAACCGTGGCAATTAGTTCCCCACTTAATCCATCTACTATTGCAAGAGAAAGATCCACGACGGCTGAAGCTGCACAAAATTTTATAACTGGTGGATCTCCTCTTGGCGAAGGAGTTGTTGCCAGTGCCGCAAATAAAATTGTAGGATTTCAAAGAGGTGCTGCTGGAGTTGCTGCAAGACCACCAGATCTTCAAGGAATTATTCAAACATTATCGACAAGTATTCTAAACAATGTAGAGAATAGAGTACAATCAATAAATCAAAATGTAACTCAGATAGTTAATAAAAGTATAGGTGGATTAGAACAAGACTATAAAGACCGATTGGGTAAGATTGATGCAGCTAAACCAAGTTCAATCTTACAAAATTTCTTAAATTTATACAAAGAAGCTCTTGGTTATATTCAATTCTTAGGAAACAGAAAAAATATAAGAACTCTTGGTGATAACCTAAAATCTTTACAAAATGTATTTACTGAAACTTTCAATATTGCAAAATTAATTCGTCAAACTATTATAAAAATAGTCAAACAACTTTCCAATTTACCTGCAGCAACTGGTGGTGGTGCTGGAATAAATTTAGATCTTGATATTCCTGGCGGAAGTCTCAGAAGAGGCCCTCTGAGTGGAATTGGTAGAATGATAAGACGCAGGCCTGGTATGGTGTTGGGTGGTGCTGCTTTAGCTGGCGGATTAGGTACTCAGGTTGTGAGTGGAATGATGGATATTGGTGGAGATGTGCAAGCCGCTCCAATGTCAGAAGGTACAATACCAACTTCTTTATTGGATAGATTTAATAGTATTTTAGATAGATTTTCTACAGCAATAAATGCATTTAATACTAAAAAACCTAGACCCACAACTGCTTCGGGTGGAGCATCTCCAGCTCCAACGAAAGAAGGTGAAAAAGGAGCTCCAGGAACTCCAGGAGCTCCAGGAGCTCCTGCAGATTTTTCTGGATCTGCAAACGCAGAAAAATCATTTAATTATTTTATAAGTCAAGGATATAGTAAAGAACAGGCTGCAGGAATTGTTGGAAATCTAATGCAAGAAAATCGTGCATTAGATCCAAATGTTGCTAATGCTATTGGTCATAAAGGAATTGCTCAATGGGATCCAAAGATAAGATACCCAGCACTTGTTAAATTCTCCAAAGAAAGAGGATTAGATCCTAATACTTTAGAAGCACAACTTCAATATTTTGAACATGAAATGGTTACAGGAAGTGGAGGTTTGTCCAAAAAAAGATTTTTAGCAGAAGCTAAAACAGTTGAACAATCTGCAGTTTTGATGAGGAAAGGATTCTTCAGACCAGGCGAATCTGAAGCCATGGATGCAAATAGAATTAAATTTGGACAACAAGTTTTGTCAACATATGGAGGAGTTGCAAAACAAGGGAAACCTGGAGTTGAAGGAAAATCAGGAGAAAAAGGAACTCCAGGAAAACCCGGTGTTTCTACAACACAATTAACAACATCCAAAGTTGAACCTGCACCTACTCCAGCTGCAACTCAACAACAAATTGCACAAACAGTGTCACAACCTCCAGTTCAACAGACATCACAAATTACTGTTGCTCCAATGAATATGGCGAGCCCCCAAACACAGTCTACAAAGGTAGGAGACAATGCTATACCACCACCAGCTATGAGTAAAGGTGGTATAAGTGTTCCATTTTTATCTTCATCTAATAATGATAATTTCCTTACATTATATTCAAGAATTGTATATAACATTGTAGACGGATAATATCATGGCTGCACCTAAAAAAGAAACTACTTTAAGTTCTCCCTTGATATCTGCTTTCAATAATATTGTAAGCATTAATAGATCTAAGTCTGCAATGAGATCCACTCAAACTTCATATAATGAATTTTTGAAATTCATGAGTGTGGAAGTTAAAAATTTAGAAACAATAAAACTTCCAGATGAGAAAAAAGTTAAAAAATTATCAAATATTAATGTTGCATCCACATTTGGATCTGCAGGAAGTCTACTTTCTAATTTAGCAAATGGTACTCTTGATGCTGCTGGGTTAGTAGGAAACTTTTTTGGAGGTGGTGGTAGAAAAAATCCAAAAGCCGGAAAAGTAGCCCAGAGGGGAACTAGAATAAAAATTCCAGGAGTTAGAGGACTTCCAATTTTATCTGCGGCTCTTGCTGGACTAGATTTTGCACAAGGAGTTGCTGGTGGAGAATCAGTTGGAAAAGCAGGTGCTGGTGCTGTTGGATCTGCTGCAGGGGCAGCTGCAGGTGCTGCTGGTGGTGCTTTAGCTGGAACTGCTCTCGCTGGAATGATTGGTCAAACTCTTATACCAGTTCCTGGACTAGGTTTTGTTATAGGTGGAGCAATCGGATCATTTGCTGGAGGTTATTTAGCTGATAGAGCATATGAAGCGGCAACTGGAGAAGGTAAAGTAAAGGAAAAAACAAAAGCACGACTTAAGGAACAAGAACAAAAACAAAAAATTGAAGCTGCTTCTCTTACGACATTAACATTTCCACAAGTTTTGGATAAATTTGAAAGTGTCGTTATAAAGTTTGAAAGATCAGTTTTACTTGGAACTTTTGGTTCAACTGACTCATCTAATGATACACAATCAAAAGAAATGGGTGGTGAAGTTTTAGAAAATGATGATTATGGTGATAGGGATACAAGTGGAAGTACTCTTCAAGGAACTATGCAAGACCTTGAAGCTTCTGGGGGATCTTTACCCAGTTCTAAGTTGGGATCTAAGTATGGAATGAGATTTCATCCTATCTTGCGTCGTAATAAAATGCACATGGGAAATGATTATCCCATGCCGACTGGAACTCCAGTCAGTGTAATTCAACCTGGCACGGTTGCAAATGCAGGGTTCGTTAACAATGGATATGGGAATCAAGTAAAAGTTGATCATCCTGGTGGTGTAAGCAGCTTTTATGCTCACTTAGACTCGGTAAATGTTCAAGCTGGGCAACAAATAAGTCCAGGCACTGTGATTGGCAAAGTTGGCAGTACTGGACAATCAACAGGTCCACATTTGCATTTTGAAGTAGATGTGAATGGAAAAACAACTGATCCAAATCCTCATCAAGATAAAATTTTTAGATTTGGTGGAAATGTTAAGGTTAAATCATCCGTCAAACAACAACAAAACTTAGCTGGACAGGATGTACAGACTCAACAACAAAACAAATCTCAGATAAGTCAACAAGAATTATCCAAAATGCCAACAAATCAGTTAAAGGGAATGTTTGATTCTACAGTAACTGGCCTTACAACTCCTGCAGTGGTTAAAGCTACAGAACAAGCAAGAACCAAAGGAAAAGAATCTGGGTTATCTGGAGAAACTCTAGATAGAGAAGTTATGATAGCAGGTATCAGGGCTAAAAATGCAGAATCTCAAGTTATGGGAATGTCACAACAACTAGTAGTACCTCAACAATTAGAACAATATCCAGACTATAATACACCACAGAATAGTGTCACAATTATTCCAATGATGATGGGTGGTGGTGGAGGATCCCAACAAAGACCAATGGTAATTTCTTCTGGAGGAGGTGGAGGAACGACTATTATGCCTCCAGTTCCACAAGGACAAGTGTTAAATAGTTTGTTTAACACTATGTTATTGACTAACTTATCGGGAACATAATATGTCAAATGCAGTAACACTTTTAAAATTTAATTCCGTTGAGATTCAATCTTTAGAGAATAATAATAAAATTGACTTAACTAATTCTATTGTTTTTTGTGATTATTTTGAAGATATTTTATCTCCATGCGTGATGATGACCATTCAAGTTGCTGCAACATATTCAATCTATAATGGTTTGCCAATTCGTGGCGGTGAAAAAGTAGAATTAGATATTGAAACTTACAGTGGAAACTTCAAGTTGATTGGTGATTATGCAATGTATGTTTATAAGGTAAGTTCAATCGTTGCAGACGGAACAAAAGAATATTTTACATTACATTTATGTTCTAGAGAAGGTCTTACCAATGAAACTGCAAGAGTGCAGAAAAAATATGAGAAAAAACCAATTAATGAACATGTGGAGGCCATACTTAAAGATGTTTTAAAAACTAAGAAGTATAAGTCCAAAAATATAGAAAAGACTTCAAATTCTTATAGTTTTATTGGTACACTTAAGAAACCATTTCATATTCTAACTTGGTTAGGGCCTAAAGGTGTTCCATCAACATCATCCTCAGGAAATAGTGGCAAAACTGCGAAGGGAGTTG